CCCACTCGGGTAGAGCATTCCAAATTAAGACGTAATCATCACCGCTGCACTTTGTCCTATCCAGCCACGCCAGCATAGCCTTGTGGCGTTCTGCTGGGTCGTGCATTCTCAAACCTATGACGTATAGCTCCTGCACCGCGCAACCCGTTTGCTTTGGTGCTGGCTTTGGTAGTGGTGGCGGCTGCGCGTTTAAGATCAACTTGTCCTGGGCAACAGATACCGTTGCCAGCGTCAGTAACAAAATAAACCGGCGCATTCATTGACTAACTCTTACCTATTAAATTCGCAAAGTAACCGATCACGCTTCCGACAGCGGACACTATGACCATACCCATCCAGAAACCGCCACGGCCTTGGTTTGCAAGCGCCACCAAAGTCTCGATAGATGTCTCCATCTTGTCGATCTTGGCGCTCATGTCATCAAACCGGCGCTCGTAGTCCTGCACCTTCTGCCAAAGGACTCCGTAGCGTACAGGGTCAATTTCTGGTTTGTCCATTACCAAGGCACTCCGGTTGCAGTCACTGGAGCCTTTTGCAACGCAATCTGTGCAGCAAGGCTTGCCTCTGTTGCGTCTTTGTCAATGCCGTTAGCCCAGCACCAAGCCAGCACATTTGCCTGAGTCAACTCGTTATAAGGTATTAACGGAGTTCCATCAGCCCACGAGCAAGTTGAATAAGTAGATGCCGAGTATTCACCATCAGTAGCACTGCATTGCCAATGTGCCGTTGTAACAAAATTATTTGAAGTTTCGCGGTTAAGCGTACTAATTGTCCAAACTACGTTCATGATTAAGCTCCTTTAAGTCCATGATTTGCAAACTCACCGTGCGCTAAATTACGCAACAGTTCAATAAATTCAGTTGCCAATTCTTTTGTTTTGAATCCTCCAACTTCGTATTTTTTTCCATTTGCTTGAAGTCTTGCTCTCCATATTTCCAACCTTGGCATTTTTGAAACGCCTTTTACACCTGATGTGTTAGCCGACATTTTTGCAGTATTTTGACAATTTTGCGCTTTTGTTGCAGCCCTTAAATTTTCAATATTGTTATCGTCTTTTATGCCATTTATGTGGTCAACAAAATTAGGAATGTATCCGTGGTGGTACAAGAACATTAAGCGGTGTGCTTTGTACTGATAGCCATGCACCCTTATTAGCCTGTAGCCTGTTGGATGAATGTAACCAGCAAGCTGCCCAACAATATTTCCGGTCTTGTTTGTGGTCATTTTTTTCCAAAATAACGCCCCGTCCTTGTACTCAAACAAGCGTTGTGCTTCTTCTTGTGTCAAGGTCATGATATTTCCTTTAGGTTGATTCAAGTGCCGTGATACGGGCGGTTAGGGATGTGATAAGTGCTTGCTGTTCTTGGATTGCCTTGACTAAAGGTGCAGTTATATTTGCGTAATTGACACTTTCAATTTGAGTTCCTTTTGACGCATCTTGTGGGTCAATCATTGAATGAGATACAAAACGGCCATCGGGAAAGTCTTCGGCAATAAAACCTACTTGAGGCGTGTTGCCATTCTTCATGTTGTACTTGACTGGGTTCAGCCCCATAATAAAATCAAGTCCAATATCAATAGACTCAACATCCTTTTTATACCTAATAGAAGATGTTAATTTTTTAATGTATCCGCCTGAGTTCAATACAAGCGCTGTGCCGGTGTCTGAACCTATTTCATTAGCGTACACCTGACCGTCATTAAGAACAATTAAAAGATTGGTTAAGCTAGAATTTTGCAAATTAACTGCACGTGTGGCAGACGTACTTGCAGAAGTCACAATTGCAACTCTTGCGCTACCAACCGTGCTCGTAGTCCCCACCAGCAAGTTACCGCTGGAGTCGATACGCATACGTTCTGTGCCGCTTACTTGAAATGCTGTTGCAATTGTTCCAGAACCCGCATCAGAATTAATAATACCAAGACCAGATGCTGTTGCTAACTGGATTCGAGCAGAATTTCCAGAACTTGTTTCAATAAAACTAATTCCTGTTCCACTTGTTCCTCTTACGTCCAATTTAAACGCAGGCGAACTCGTCCCTATCCCCAACCCTGTGCTGGTCAGGCGCATACCTTCAGATGCATTAATTAAAAACGAAATAGGTTGTGCATTCCCAGAATCAAACTGCAAGTTTGTTCCATCTGTATAAAAATAACCATAGCTTGTTGCGCCAGTTGAGTTAAAAAACCTCAATTTATAGTCATTTGTATTTATCTTAATAGCGCCAGTTGTTGTTAAACTCGTCCCATCAAAAGTTAGCGCACTACCAGTAGTCAGTACCTTGCTGCCGTTAAGGTAGGCTACCCCGTTGGCTGTGCCGCCTGAGAATGTTGGGTTAGCAGAGAAGGATGAAGTGCCGGTGCTTGTCAGCGTACCAGCCACCGCCAGCGTCTTGCCAGCGCCGACATTGAGGCCGACAGAAGTACCTGTTCCATTGGCTGTGAATAATGCGTCCACCGTGTCAAGATCGGTATTGATCTTTGTACCCCAAGTGTCAGTTGAAGCGCCTACCTCTGGCTTGGTGAGTAGTAAGTTGGTCGTAGTTGAATCTGCCATGATTTGCTCCTATGCAATTGCTTGCCAAGTTTCTAAGTTATCTGAAATTGCTGTCCATGTTTCTGAAGTGTCTGTGCCTGGTGTCCAGCTCTCGGATGTATCCGAAATCGCTGACCAGGTTTCTGGTGTGTCTGACTGACTTGACCAGGTTTCTGGTGTGTCCGGCGTAACGCCCCACCCGTAACCCAATATAGTGCCGACAGAACATGATGCACTTACCCCAATTATCGCTACCGAAATGACGTTTGTGACGCTGCCAGCATTTAGGGTTGCCGTGTTACCCGATATTGCCACCACCTTGGAATGGTCAACACTACCAGGTGACAAGGTTGAGGCGTTGCCGGTAACCGCGCAACTGCTAACCAAAGCAACCGTACCAACGTCAGCGCTTAAAGAATTACCCGATACCGCCACTGCCTTGTCAGGCGCAACAGTCCCAGGTGATAGCGTTGCAGAGTTACCAGTTACCGCGTTGGTGCTGGATACCGCAACCGAACCAGCGGACAGGGTCGCAGCGTTGCCAGTGATGGCCACCGAGACTGACGCGGTGACACTGCCTGCATTGCCGGTGGCAATGACGCCGTCCTCTTGCTGGGATATGTTGACAAGCAGAGTGCCAACGGCGCCAGTTGCCTGGTTGCCGCTGACAACGACATTGCCTATTCCATAGACGCCCTTGCCGTAATAGCCAGAGCCGTATGCAGCCATATCGCTGCCCCCAGGTTATGCCAGCCGAATCAGGCCGGTGCTGGAGTCATTGGTGGGCATGGTCAGGGTAAACGTACCCGCGGTCACTGTCTGTGACCCAAAGGTATGCACGCTGACTGCCTTGTTGCTCTGGCTTGAGTTGTAGAGGAGCACAGCATCGAATGCCGTAGCCAGCGTTACGCCGCTAAAGACAATGCTCGCGCTGGGAGTGAGAAACGCTGTGGTGCTTGTGGATGACGGGGCAGTGCCAAACGTGACCGCAACACCTCCAGCGGTATATCCGGTCCCACTTACCTCGTTGGTGGCGCTGTAGGCCGTTGTAGTGGCGTTCACGGTGGCGCTAGCCAGGTACAGGGCAGCCTTGAAACTGTCTGCCGTGGATACGGTGTGCGCAGGAACTCCAGTGCCGTTAAACGCATGGACCGCGTTTAGCAGGTCAACCTTGAACGACGTACACAATGCCTGGGTATTAGCCATATGTAATCCTATCCAATCATCGCCGCGACACCCTCTGCCGTGACGTTCTTTTTTAACAGTACATGAACCGACCTGTGGACCAGTTCCCCATCCAACCAGTATTCCGTCCAACTGGTTAGCTCGTTATCGTTCTCCATAGCGCCCTCCTGCTTTACCAGCAGAGAGTCATCCATATCGCCCTTGGTAGTCGTAACAATCATCCGAATCCCCTTGCGCGTGCAGACATCGCCCCACCGGATGTAGAGCCACGGTCATCTGCTGTTTGTACATCGTTCAGTGCCTTATCGTAAAGGCTTGACCACACGGGTATTCTCGCATCATCCTGCAAGTACGGCGCGGCCTGCAACAGGCTGCCGTACAAGTAGATATCGGGGCTGGATGCCAGCAAGAAGTTGCTTGCTACCGAGGCTGACAGCTTTGTCAACTTAGCAAAGTACACAAGCTCGGTGGTGTAGGTTGCATCTGGGACAGGCACTAGCCTGATCTGGCCACCGACAATGCCAAAGTATTTGGGACGCGAGGCAGCAGAATATTGCCTAGACAGATCGTCCAAGGCGTCAATGGTCTGGAATACCAACGGCGTAATCGGGTTTGTGCTCGTTAGCTTGAGTGACCTTGTCTCCAGAAAATCATCAGGTACGGCGCCGTATTCGGCAGAGAAACTGGCTGTAGCCCTGTTAATCATCTGCCTGGTGCGTAGCTGGCGTTCAATCTGCGCCTCTGCCAGGGATATGAAGTCGGGGATGGCAGACGTGAGATCGGTGCGGTTAAGCCAGTCACCGATTGATGTCTTTAACTCCGTGTACGTTGTCAGAGCCATTACGTTGCCTTTTCCTGTTCTTCAAGCTCGCGCATCACCCAGGTGTGGTCGTGCTTGAATTCAAACGTGCCAATGTGACCAATCTCTTTGCTCACGTCATGGTCAATGTGGATTTTAAACCCTGCATCCTTGGCTTTGCGGCAGAAGAAAATATCCTCGCCAATGTAGCCGCGCTCCTTGGGACGCCACGGCGTCTCAAACCAAGGCTCGGACAGCTTCTCAAAGACGTTACGCTTAATTAGCATCACGCCCATGCCTATGG